CGCGAACACGAAGCCGAAGGCATGCACGAGCGCCACAAGGCGGCGCGGGAAGCCATGCACGCGCGACACCGCACCGAGCACCGAGACCTGCACGGCAACCATCGGGCCGAACGCGACAAGATGCACGCTCGTCACATGAAGGAAATGGACGAGATGAATCAGCAACAGGGCCAGGAACTGGCGGCTGCTCCTGGTGGGGCTACACCGGGTGAAGCCGCGCCTGCCGCTCCGGCGGAGGCCGCGTAACATGGCGCTGTCGCCGATGGTGGATATGGAGCTGGACGACGAAGACCAGCTCGATGCAATCCAGCCGATCCCGATGGCGGACAGGCCCCGTTACCCCTACGGCCTGCGTATCTGCCTGACCGAGAAGGAACTTCCGAAGCTCAAGCTCGATCCTTCGGATATTCAGGTCGGCGATTTCGTCGATCTGCGCATGTTCGCCACCGTCACCAGCGTTTCGATAACGGGCGGTGACGGCGGGCAATGCTGCCGCGTCGAATTGCAGGGGGAAAAGCTACAGATCAAAAACGAGACGACCGAATCTGACGAGGACTGATCCGTGACGACGAGCACGGACATTGCCAATCAAGCCCTGACGCTTTCCGGCAATGACGGCGACCCGATTACGGGCGTTGCGCCGACTTTCGACAGTTCGGCGGCAGGGCAAGCGGCGGCAAGGTTCTATACGCCGTGCGTCCAGACTGTCGCGCGTCAGTTCGGTTGGGATTTCTCCCGAAACACGGTTGCTCTTAGTCTGAGCGGCAATATCGCTCCAGTGCCGTGGTCGTTTGAATATCTCTATCCCACCAATGGGGTGGAGGTTCGCGCGTTATTGCCCGGAACCATCACCGATCCGAACGATCCGCTGCCGGTCAATTATATTGTGGCGAACAACGCGGTCAGCGGCATCGCCAAGCGCGTCATTCAGACCAGTCTTGCCAATGCCGTCGCGGTCTACACCAACCAACCCAACGAAGACACCTGGGATGCGGTTTTCCGCGAGGCCGTGGTGCGCCTTCTGGCGTCGGAATTCGCCGATGCGCTCAATTCCAAGCCCGACACCGCTCAGGCCAAGATGACGCAGGCCGAACAGTTTGTTGAAGTCGGCACGACACGGGGCGGCTGATGACGACCAGCGTTACCTCACCCGCCGATGTCGTCAATCTCGCCCTGGTCCGCATCGGACATACATGGCGTGTCGGCAATTTGTATGACGGCTCCAAAGCCGCCAGTCTCAGTCTCGATATCTATGGCCAGACCCGCGACCAATTGATCCGAGACGGTCAGTGGGGCTTCGCCCGCCGGGATGTCGCCCTCACCCTCCAAAAAAGCGCACCAGCCGGCGGCTATTTCCCGCCCAATCTCTGGTCTCGCGCCGCCAATCCTCCCCCCAATTGGCTCTATCAATACGCTTACCCGGACGATTGCCTGAAAGTCCGCTCGGTAAGACCCGCCCCGACTTTCTCCCCCTCCTTCGATCCGCAGCCGCATGTCTTCGACACGCCAAACGATCCTACCCTCGATCCGCCCGTGAAGGTTCTGGTGTGCAACGTCCCCAATGCGCTTTGCACCTATGCCGGCCGAATCACAGATCCTTCGCAATGGGAGGCGAGCTTCACGGAAGCGCTGGCGGCGGAGCTGGGCCGGAGACTTGCCCCCGCTTTGGCGAATCTCGACACCGCGAAACTCGAAGCGAGCGACGATCAGATTGAAAACGCCGTCGCGGACATGACGCAGGGCTGACGTGAATCTCCCCGAAGATGTCTGCAATCAGGCCCTGGATGCGGCGGCCGTCGATCTTGTCATCGGCGACCTGCAAGAGGGGACGCGCGAAGCCCAGGTGTTGCTGCGCGCCTATCAGCAATGTCTCCTGCAATTGCTGCGGTCAGCCAACTGGAATTTCACACGGAAGCGCGCGACCCTTCAATTGCTTGGCGACGCGACCGGCAACACGCCGAATGTCGGAACCGCTGTCGTCAAGCCGTGGGTCTACGAGTACGCCCTGCCACCTGACTGCGTGAAGGCGCGGTTTGTCCCGGCGAATGTCTGGCCGCCCAACAATCTTCAGGTGCCGGGAAATATCAGCATCCCCACCACCCCGATTATGACCGGGCTGCCTAATCCGCAGATCAACCGGCCTCAAGATGTTCCGGCAAAGTTTCTGGTGGCGACGGATTTCAACTATCCGGTCGAGATCGTGCCCAACACCGAATGGTGGGAGACGCCGGGGATTTCGCCGGAAGGGCGCACGGTCGTTCTCACCAATGTCTACTGCGCCGATCTCGTCTACACGGCCTATATGCGCTACCCGAATGTGTGGGACGCGCTGTTCCGGGCGGCGTTCGTTTCCTATCTCGCCAGCGAGATTGTCCTGCCGTTGGCGAAGGACAAAAAATTCGGCCTGGTGCTGAGAGACAAACTGGTTGCTTCGGTTGTCGAAAAACTGAAGCAAGCCCGGATCAGAGACGGCGACGAAGGCATGCCATCGGCCAATCTGTCAGTCGATTGGATGCGGACGCGAACCGGCGGCGGCGGCTGGGGCGGAACGCCCTGGTGGGGCTGGGGCAATAGTCCCGGCGTGTTCGGCTACGGCTGGGACATGCTTAGTTGCAGCGACGGGAATACTTATTAAATGGCCGCGCCTTTTATTCACACGGCTTTTGTTGCCGGAGAGTTAACTCCAAGTCTCTGGGGCCATACTGATCTGGCAAAATTTGCCATTGGCGCGGCGACGATGCGGAATCTTTTCGTGTCGTATCGCGGGGGAGCCTATTCCCGCGCGGGGACAAAGTTTGTCGGGTTCTCCAAGCAGACCGGCCGTTCTGTTCCGCCGAGACTGATTCCGTTCCAGTTCAACATCAATCAAGGTCTCGCGCTCGAATTCGGCAACGAATATATGCGGGTCGTCGCGAACGGCGCCTTCGTCACTGAAAACACCTTAGACATCACCGCCGTTACGCAAGCCAATCCGTGCCAGATTACCGCATCGGGACAGGGTGCGACCGCCGCAACCCCGATTGCCTCGGGTGTCGTCACCACCTATGCGCCGGGCGATCTTGTCACATTGGCCGGGGGAACCTTCACCACCCCGGCGGTTCTCAATGTCACGACCACGCAGATCGAAGCGCTGAATACGAATGTTGTCGGGTCGGGTTACGCGATCAACGACACAGTGACCTTGGCGGGTGGAACCCAAACCACCGCCCCCATCATCAAGGTTCTGTCTCTGGCGTCGTCTCAGGCATCAGGGTCGATTGCCTTCTCGGCAAACCCAAATGACGGCGATACGGTCACGCTCAATAGCGTGGTGTGGACGTTCAAGAATATCCCGACTGGCGCGGATCAAACACAGATCGGCGCGACCCTGGCGCTGACGCTTCTGACGCTGGTTTCCGATCTCAATGCGTCAGGCGATCCCAGCCTTAGCGTCGCGACGTATGGGGAATCCGGCTCGTCTCTCACGGTGGTCTACGATACGCCGGGGACAGGCGGAAATGCCTATACCTTGGCGGCGAGTGCCGGAACGCCATCGGGTTCTAACCTGACCGGCGGCAGCACCACCGGAATTGGGACCTTCTCGTTCAACAACAATGGTGTTTTCACCGCCAATCCCGCAGGGGGAAATTTAACCCAAGCCTCGACATCGGGCAGCGGAACAGGGGCGACTTTTCAATCGGCCATCCTCGCGCCGCATGCGGTGACGGTTTCGACGGCGGGCGTTTACGCATCGGTGCCCTCAAATCCTGTTTCGCAGGCTTCGACAACGGGCATTGGTTCGGGCGCGACGTTCACAATGACATGGGGAGCGGTGCCGGGATTCAATTCGGGGGATTGGGTTTTTCTGTCCGGCATCGGCGGCATGACTCCGCTTAACGGCCGCACGGTCATTGTCTCCAACCCTGTTGGAACCACGTTCGATATCACCGATGTCTACGGCGACAATATCGATTCGACGAGTTTCCCGGCTTACACGTCGGGCGGCACGGCGGCGCGGATTTTCACGCTGACAACGCCCTATGGGGAAAACGACCTCGCCTATCTGAAATTCACGCAGTCCGCCGATGTGATGTCGATTTGCTGCTGGAACCAGGAAACCGGCACGGCTTACGCGCCGATGGATTTGGCGCGCATCAGCAACAGCAACTGGACACTTTCGCCGCCGCAATTCACGGCGTCGATATCGGCCCCTGTTGCTAAATCGGTTGCGACCACGCGGGTCAGCGGCACCAACCTCAAGAGCTGGGCCTTTTCCTATTGCGTCACGGCAGTCGATGCGGCAACGCAGGAAGAAAGCGTCGCGTCCAACACCGTTTCAATCGGCGCGGCGATTAACCCGGCGGAATCCGCCAATACGCTGACGGTGACGTGGAACCCCGTGAGCGGGGCGCAGAGCTATAACGTTTATCGCGCCACGCCGGTTGTCCCGACCACAAGCGAACCCTTTTCGCCTGCCGGCGCCTTGTTCGGCTATGTCGGAACCGCCATCGGGACACAGTTCAACGACAGCAACATCGTGGCGGATTTTCAGCAAGTGCCGCCCTTGCACGAAAACCCCTTTGCTCCCGGCACGATCATTGGCGTCACCATGACGGCCGGAGGTAGTGGTTATTCTCAAAGCACGGTCGGCTATACGCTCACCAGTCTGGCGGGGGCGAATGCGGTTCTCACGCCGGTTGTCGTGGGCGGGGCGATTGTTGCGGTGATCGTCGAATACGGCGGCGAGAGTTTTCAAAGCGGCGACACGATTGCATTTACCGGAGGTTCCGGCGCTACCGGCGTTCTGAATATCGGCCCAGAGACGGGCGTTTATCCCGGCGTGGTGGCGTATTTCCAGGAACGCCGCGTCTATGCCAGCACGCAAAACAACCCCGACACTTATTTCATGTCTCAGCCGGGCGCGTTCACGAATTTCGATGCGCGGATTCCAACCATTGCGTCGGACGCCATCACCGGCACGCCGTGGTCGGTCGAAGTGAACGGCATTCAATTCATGGTGTCGATGCCCGGCGGCTTGGTCGTGATGACGGGACTTTCGGCATGGCAGTTGACGGGTGTCGGCGGCTCGTCGCTCAATCCGCAACCGATTACGCCCTCGAATCAGCAAGCGCAGCCGCAAGCCTATAACGGGTGCTCGGCCACGGTGCCTCCGATCAAGGTCGATAACGACGTTCTTTATGTGCAGGCCAAAGGCTCGATCGTTCGCGACCTATCCTATAATTTCTTTGTCAACATCTATACCGGCGCGGACATCACCGAGCTGTCCTCTCACCTGTTCACTGGCTACACGATCAAGGAATGGGCGTGGTGCGAAGAGCCGTTCAAGATCATCTGGTGTATTCGGAATGACGGGGTGCTCCTAAGCCTGACCTTCTTGAAGCCGCAGGAAGTCCAGGGCTGGGCGCGGCACGACACCAACGGTCTGTTCCAAAGTGTGTGCGCTGTTACCGAGCCGCCAGTGGATGCGCTTTATACCTGCGTCCAGCGGTTTCCCGGCACGCACAACGCCTACATGATCGAGCGGATGGACAATCGCATCTGGCAATCGGTCGAGGATGCGTGGTGCGTCGATTGCGGGGTTCAACTTGCCCAGCCCACGCCCAATGCAACACTGACGGCGAGTTCCGCCACGGGGTTAGGCGCGCTGACCGGCGTGACAAATCTTGTCGGCGGGTCGAACTATTCCAGCCAGACCACGGCTACCGTCGTCGATAATAATGGAATTGGACCGGGAACGGGGGCAACCCCAGTTCTGACAATTGCGGGCGGCGTGATTACCGGCGTTTCATTCTCGCCGCAAGGTCAGGGTTACGCATTCCCGCGATTGGTCATTTCCGATCCGACCGGCCAAGGGTCGGGAGCGTCCGCAACCATCACGCTCGACAACAGCGCGACCTTTACCGCGTCAGCCGGGGTATTCAGTTCCGGCAATGTCGGGTCGGTCATCCGCATGGGCGGCGGAATTGCGACGATCACCGGGTACACAGACACGCAGCATGTCACCGCCAATATCACATCTCCCATCGTTCAACTGATCCCGAACAGCGGGGGAGTGCCGCAACCCCAATCGTCAGGTTCCTGGACTCTGACCGCTCCCGTAACATCGGTGAGCGGGCTTGATTATCTCGCGGGCGCGACAGTCACCGGATTGGCGGATGGACAGGTCGTTCCACCTACATTGGTGCCGGAATCCGGGATTGTCGATTTGCCGTCTGCCGCAACGTCGGTGGTTTTGGGTCTTGGGTTCCAGGCTCAATTGCAAAGCGTCTATCTCGATGTCGGGCAACAGCCGACGATCCAGGGGCAACGGAAAAAGATCGCGATGGTCACGGCGCGGATTGAAACCAGCCTGGGATTGAAGGCCGCAGTCAATCAGGTGGACGGCAGCACGTTAAGTCCCGCCCAACTAGCGCCGATCTGGAACAATCTCGACGCTATTCCCGATGCCGGGAACGAATGCGTCCCGGCGCCTTATGGAACCAATGTCATCCCGCTTCAAACGGGCGACCGGCGAATTCCGGTGAAGGGCAATTTTGTCAAGCCGGGCCAAGTCGCGATTCAACAAGACAATCCGCTGCCGATGCAAATTCTGGCGCTGATCCCCGAGGTCTATCCGGGCGATATGCCGCAGACGGCGGAGCCGAAGCCGCAAGGCAACGGCAGAAACCGCATGGCGGCATGAACTACGAGATTGTCGAGGCGAAGCCTTGGCATGTTGGACAATTAGCGAGAAATCTTCGGTTTGAGCATCGCGCGCTGTTGCTGGGGATGGGTCTCGATCCGCACCGGGAACTGAGGGCGATCTATCAATCCTCGCTGGTGCGCAAAGCCTGCATCCTCGACGGCAGGGTAGCGGCGTTGTGGGGCATCACCGGGACATTGGCTTCCGGGGCCGGGTTTGTCTGGCTGGCGATCTCGAACGACGCGGCAAGGCTTCCCATCCCGCTGATTCGCGAGACCCGGAAGCAATTGGCGGAACTGATGCGCGGCCGGACGGAACTGATCACCACGATTTTAGCCGATGATGCAGCGGCGCGGCGGTTCGCCATTCTCCTGGGGTTTCATGTTGAAGATGGCGACGAATCAAAGGGCCGCACGGCGAGGCTGAAAATGAACGAGAAAATGAGCCGCCCGGAATTTCAGATCCCGATTGGCGAGACGGCGCTGATCAAGATGGGCTTCCATCCGGGGCATTGAGATATGTGCTTTGCCACCTTGGGAGCCATCGGCGCGGGTGTCTCGGCGATCAGCTCGATCGCGGGCGGCTTCGCGCAGGCCGGCATGGCGAATTATCAGGCCCAGGTAGCTAGTAACAACGCCATCATCGCGCGCCAAAAAGCGACCTATGCCACGGAGGCCGGAGAAACGCAGGCGCAGGCGGAAAGTTTGAAAGAACGGGCGCGCGGAGCGTCGATCAAGGCCGCTGAAGCATCGAGTAATGTCGATGTAAATTCCGGCACAGCCTTGGACCTTCAGCAATCTCAAAGAGAATTGGGAGAACTCGACACACAGACAAGGATGAGCAACGCGGCGCTCAACGCCTATGGTTACCGGAGCGAGGCGTCAGATTTTGAAGCCCAGTCCAACCTTTATTCTAGCGCGGCGACGGGCGATATTGCAGGCGGTTTTCTGTCGGGTGCCGGGAGTCTGTTGGGGAACGCCAAAAGCCTAAGCGGCATCTTTTCGAGCGCGCAATCGGCCGGCCCTGATTTGAATAGCGCCGATATTGTGTCGGCGTTCGGCTGATGGCCCAAGTTCCTTACGACGCGGCGCCGGATATTGCGCC